ATCCCAAACATAAAACAGGTTGACCCGGGTTAATTTATTGTTACTTGCAAAATATTTGATTTGAGCTGGTTTCTTTCCCAACTTTTCAGCAACATAGGCAGCTCCATGAATAGGGTAATTTTCTTTTATAAATTCTTTTTCCTGTTTTGAATAAACTTTTATCATTGCTTGATACTTCTAAATAATCAACCTAATATTGAGCACGTTATAACGCAATCGGAGGGATTTTGGCGCTGGTCTTTTGAGGAATACCGATTTAACAAAAACCTGAAAACGACCGAGAGTAGCTGGCTCAACAGCGACAATAGTAAGCACTGCCTTGAAAGCGGGCTTATGTTGTTTATTGGCATACCTCTTGGGGGACATTTAGAGTAATTTTTTCTATCAATAATTCACAACGTTTAATACTTTCCTTTCGTGAAGAAACACGAATAAGATCATGCCTGTTGTTTTTTACATCGTTCGAGATTTTACCTCTCAATCGGTGCACTAAGCTTATAAGCGATTTCCGCAATAATTCCTGTTCTGAATCTGTTAGTAATAATGTTTGTTCCATGTTATTTTATTTATTGGTCATTTTTTTATTTCAAATATTCTTTGGTTACTTCAATTGCACTTGCCACGCTCCGGACAATTACATATTTGCTCCCACATGCCTCAGCCTGTAGCTGGAACTCCTTTTGTTCATCTGATTGTTTGCCTGTTTGAGTTTTGAACTCCAAACATAGGCTGGCAAAACCTTGTTTTGGTATCAGAATAATCACATCTGAAACGCCTGATTTAACACCTTGTAATTTCAGGTTCCGGGCTTCAATTGGATTCCGGGACCCGCCGTTGGGAACAGCAAATATCAATTTATCAGGAAGCTTCGGGAAAAATAGTTTTACCTTATCGAAGAATTCAGTTTGAATTTCGGTTTCTTTCCGGGTGGATTTTATGACTTGAATTGCAGGCATATTCCAATCAATGAAACCAATTACTTTAAGCTTGTCACTAAGCACAAGCACAGATTCCTGTTTTTCATCCTTAATGATTGGTTTAAAATCATCAGAGCATAGCTTTACCAAAGTTTTCTTTAGTTTTATAAACTCGGGTTTCTGCTCACTTCTCATGGCCATACCTTTTTTAGTTTGACCATCTTTGTTGATGTATGATACCAAAAAACCACCTTTCATTGTTGTTGATCAAAGATGTTATAATCCCTTCCGACACAATTTGCCGGCAAATCTTCTCTGTTTATTCCGGCTGATTTGAGAAGTGAATCTTTCCAGTAAATTTTTGTATCAATTGCACAGGTATGAAAATCAACCCACTGTGTGAATTGTAATAATTCGTCTTTGTTATATTTCTTACCTGATTCAATGCCTATTTTAAAAAGATTGCAGAAATTTCTTGATGCAGCAATCATTATCAAACTACTGTTAATATCAATAATCGGCTCAATACTTGCAAAGGTTTTGAATCCTGCATCGTGAAGCTTTTTCATTGCTTCAATCCGTTCAGCATTGGTTGAAGCGTTTGGTTCAAGTTCATCGTGGCCGGTTAGAGTAAAGCCGAAAGCAATCATTGATAAATCATATTCAGTACATCTAAGCTTGTATGAAAATTGATTTATATACTTCGTGCATTTTGTTAGAATCTTTACAGGTATATCATTGTAAAGACATTCATTGATTGCAAGCATTGTTAACTCTTTTGTTTCATCCAACATTGGATCGGTTGTAAAACTTAAAAACAAACCATGTTTCTGAAGTTCGGTAAGATTTATTTTCATCTCTTTTTCAAACACTTCCAAAGCGTGTAATTCATCCCGGAAGCACTTCTTCAGCTGTGGCATATCCTGTCCCATTACAGGCGCAAGAATCCCTTTTTTACAATAACAGTATTCACACTCATTTGAACATCCAACATAAAAATTACAAGCCCAGGCTGCATATTCACCGGCTTTGCCAGAAGGATTGTAAATTGCTTTTCCGTTAAATTTTTTCATTGTTAATATTTTAGTGGATTTCCAATTTTCTCAATATTCAGATACTCCTCCTCTGTCATCGGGTACTCCCAAAGTGATAACCTGCCACTAACTGGATAAATCGGTTTGGCGAACAGAACCGGGTTGGCAAGTACCCAGTTGTAAATTATCCAATCTTTTGGTGGATTTGGATTGCTCTCAGTTATTGGTGATTCGCATTTTTCTGCCCAAATACTCGGGTGGTTAATAACGCAATCAACTATTTCGACTGAACCGATTATTGCAGATTGTGACAACGGTTTAAAAGAAGTTCCTTTGCACATCAATTGCACTTTGGTTTCAAGTGACAAAGCATTCCATTGCTGTTCTGTGAAAACATCGTTTGGATTTGACATTGAAACAGGTTTTGCCCCTGCATGAACCAGCACACGGCCACGAAACTTAGTTTGCCATGTCCGGTTTTCGATGTCCTTAATCCCTGAGCAAATAAGGGAAGTCCAGGGCTGCTTAATTGAAATGGTTTTCATAAATATCTTTTATTATCTCCAAGGTTCATCCTCCTCTGAATTATCTTCAGCCAATGCCAGTTTGTTTCTTTTCACCACTTCACGAATGTCCCACATGGTTATTGGAGTAACCTGAAGGGATTCAGCTTTAATATTTACCACTTCTTCAGTTACCGGGTTAATGTCGTAAATAGCGGAAGGGTTTAAATACCTTGTGAATGTTGGTTGCTTTGTCGTTTCCGGCACGTCAACCCTGATGAAGGTTGCGCCACCGATACTCTGTTCTGTTACTTTTCCGGCTAACTGATGGTGTCCGAAAAGATTGATAATTGCGAATGTTTCAAATTTTTCTTGCATGATTTTTAATTATTAAGTTTTTAAAATAAAGTCGGGTGTGGTTGTTGCTTTACAGTTCCGGTATTGATTCCGGTAAGCCGTTCAATTTCGGCATCAACTTCTGTTTCCAGTTTCTTTGATGCTTTCAGGTGGTCCGGTGTGCGATACCTGAAATAGTTCTTTTGTTCTGTTCGCATTTCTGCGACTTTGCTTAAAAAGTATTGAATGTCCATGATTATTCCTCCTCAATTTCTTCGTTAAATAAATTGGCCACCATATCCACAATGTTTTCCGGGACGTCATCAAGAGAGCCGGTAACAGCATTGGCAATACCTTTTTTAAGCTGGATGATTTTGTACACCTTTTCATCGATGGTATTTTTCCCAAGGAAATAGTAAGCTGTAACGCTGTCCTTTTGACCGATCCTGTGACACCTATCTTCACATTGGCAGCAATCGGCATAAGTCCAGGGAAACTCAACAAAAGCCACGTTTGAAGCTGCTGTGAGGGTTAATCCAACACCTGCAGCCCGGATGGAACAAATGATGATATTCACCTTTGGATTGCGCTGGAACAAATCGATTGACTGTTGTTTTTGTTCAGAGTTTTCACGCCCGGTAACAGAGACAGCATGAGGGAATATTTTCTTCAGTTGGTCCACAACTTCATGGAGCGAACAGAAAAGAACAATCTTCTGGCCTTCCTCCTGAAAATCCTGAACGAACTCAGCAACTTCGCGAATCTTACCACGGGCTGAAATTTGCCGGAGGATATTAATCCGTACCATCACTTCACCTTTCAGCGCTTTTTGAATTTTTTCGTCTGTAGCGTCCTTGTATTTCCTGAGATATTGAATCAGGTCGCGTTCGGCATCTTTGTACTCTTTGCGGTTGGTTATTTCGCAAGTCATAACCGAGCGAATTTTGTCGGGTAAATCTTTCAGTACTGCTGATTTCTCTCTCCGGAACATACATTTCTGCCAAAGCAGGGAATGAAGTTCTTTCAGGTTTGAAGCTTCGTTTGGACCGGAACAATACCTGTTGATGAAATATTTGAATCCTCCAAATTCTTCCAGTTTACCAAGAATGGCCAATTGTGCAAGCAAATCTTTTGGCCTGTTTACCACGGGAGTTCCGGTAAGTTCTATTCTCCATTCCTTTCCATCTGAAATTCCTTTAACGAATTTTGCCTGTTGTGTTGCAGAAGATTTGCATCTATGCGATTCATCCACAATTATCGACTTGAACAGGCTAATGTTTGGCCGGAATGTGACATCTCGCAGCGTAAGTTTTTTACCGGGTTTAATCGACTGAACGAAATACTTCTTAAGGCTTTCATAATTAACAATGAACACCTGGTATAGCCCTGTATTCCAATAAAAAGGCCATGTATCGCGAACTTTATCAGTGAGCACCATTGCTTTTTTATCTGAAAACTTATGCCATTCGCGTTCCCAGTTGATTTTTAATGAACTGGGGCAAACTATCAGACATGGGAAAGCGCTGGCCAGATTAATTGTGCCAATTGCCATCATTGATTTTCCGAGACCGGGTTCGTCCGTGTTCATAAACCGTTTTAACTCTAATCCACGGGCAATACCCTGAAGCTGGTACGGATAAGGTTCAATTTTTAATCCATGGCCAACTGTTAACTGAGGCATTTCAGGTATGTCGAATAACCTTTCCGGCTTTTGATCGATAACTTCTGTATTTAGCCATTGAACCGGCTCAAAGTGGACAATACGTTTTGCCATCGATTCCAGTTGTGGCCGTGATGATTCCGGGACCATCCATGCCTTTGATGTAGGATTGAATGTCCGTCCCGGAATATTTTTGATCATCGTAACTAAAGCCGGTCTGTATGAGAACTTGACAGAATATTTGCCAGTAGATTCGAGTTTAATTTCCATTGTAAGAGAGATTAATCAGTTCCTGTCATAGACATTTCAGCCATTTATTTCAGCTTTTTCATGCTGACTTTTTTGCCTTTTTTACCCGAACCATCGGATATCGTCATTTCAATATCCTGTGCATTTTCAGGTACATCGAAATAAAAATCAGTTTGTTTGATTCCCCATTTTTCGCCAAAAAGATATTCTTTAACTTCGTAGTTGCAGCCTTGAATGTCAGAGTACAATTCACCAGCGAATACATAAGCGTCCAAATATTCAAACTTGGTGAACGGGGCAATCAGGTTAAGAACCTGACCTGATTTAAGGAGTTTTTGACCGATTATTGTAACCCCGGCGCTTTCATCGCTGCCGCCAATTGTGTAACCGGTTACAATGTAGTTGTCGAGCTGATCGAGGTTGAACTGGTGGATGCTTTCGAAATCGACTAACCCGGCTTCGGGTTGTTCACAAACCACAACCAAATGCAATTTCAATCTTTTGAGAGCTGATCTCAAATCGGCATGTACAACCTGACTGCATTTTTTTGCTACTTCGTTTGAATAATTCGCTTCGGTGAAGTTTTCCTTGAAGGTTACTTCCAACCTGTCATTTTTGACAGATGCTTTTAAAATTTCATTTTTTTCATTTTCCATGATAAATATTATTTTGAATTAATACTAAGTTCTTTGCCATCCGGCCAGCCTCATTTCTTCTTTGGCCTTTGATAAAATCGAACGAATCCAATCTAATTGATGCGTTGCTGCACGATTGCACCTGTCGGACCAGTCAACTAAGCCTTTGTTCCTCTTTACAAAGGCTGTTTACAATGGCATTAATTGCCGTTGCCGTAGCACCTGCTTGTTTTGCAGCTATTTCGAGTGTCGCAAAAACATCATCTTTTTTTTTCGCATTCAAATGGTATTTTGCATCGGCAAGCAGCTTTCCGGTCCGGGCAATATGTGCCGCCAGATCGTTACCACGCAAAACTGCTTCTTCAGCATCTTCGCTCATTGTTACATTTAAAAAAGCATCGATAACCTGAAGTTCGTCAGCAATGTCCTGTGGTGGTGTAATTGTCAGGTTCATACGTTTTCTATTTCGCTATACATTTTTAAAATCAGGTATATAATATCAACCTCCGATTCATTTTCGGGAGCGCGCAAGTTCCAAACCCACCATGATAATTGCTCATCACTTGCTTTAAAAACTTCGTAAGCGGTTGGATAAGCGTTTGCATCACGAACAGAGAAAACGCCTAAATATCGCATTTCAACAATAATCAGGATTGCCAGAATCAATATTGCGGTGATACCGAGATAATCAGTCTGTGACATTTTAAAGCTGTTTTTTGGTTGGTTTTTTCGCGTTGTACTTTTTAATAAAATCTTCAATTGTTTGCTTTGGTCTTAGCATCCCACACAAACAAAGTCCTGTATTCTGGAAGTTAGGCAGTGGCACAATTTGAATCTTTTCACCTTCGCCATTGGTTTGCGTTGAAGGTTTCCGGTCTGATATTTTCAGCACCAGGCTTTTGCCGTTTGATTCGATTACCTTAAACATTGCGGTTAGTTTTTGATGATGATTTAGAATCGTGTTTTGCAGCCACAGAAATCATAATTGAAACCAATGCACAAAGAATAGCAGCATAGAGGCACCAAATGAAGCCACTGAGAAATCCGATGAATTCTATAACTGCTGCCAGGGCAAAGAATGCAGTAAAGAAATTGATGTTGATCTTTTCAAATTTGGTCATGATTATTTATTTTTTGGTTTTGTATTGAAAAACCTGGTTGAATCACCACAACAGTGTTTTTGCTTTTTACCACTTCCGCACTGGCATTTTGCATTTCGGTCAGGTTTTGCGGAAGCCATTGGATTGCCATCTCCAAGATGGATTGTTACTTTTATTTTTTCTTTAGTCATGATTTAAAAGGGTGTTTTATTGATTAAGATTGTTGTTCCGGCATCGGCCACAGTTACTGTTTTTCCGGTGGCCAGCTCAATTTCCTTTTTAAAGTTTTCGGCATGGCTGTTGCCATCGGACAGATGTATCAGAATGATATTGTTAACTTTTGATAAGTCGTTAGCTGCCAACAGTTCTTTGGCTGTTTGCAAGCTCATGTGGCTTGTAACAATTCGGTTTCTGATGGAAGGGTTCAAACGCCCTGAGCGGATGTTTTCTTCGAGAATATTAATGTCATAATTAACCTCAACTATAATGTTGTTCAGGTTTCTAAAAGTGAATTCTGAATAGAAGGTATCGGTAAGAAATAGAATGTTTCCAGACTCGGGATGATTTATAAGGTAACCAAAAGGCTCTGCTGCATCGTGAACAACATTAAAAGGAATTATCCTGAATTCGCCAATTGTTCTGAGTACCCCGGCTTTCATTGGGTGCAGGCGGTGATGCTTTCCTAATTTGTTCAATGTACCTTCGGAGCAATATACATCTATTGCTGCTGCTGTAAACTGACCAAAATATTTTGCATGATCCCCGTGTTCGTGAGTAATCAAACAGCCAATTAACTTTGTTACATCAAAGTTCAATGCTTTTTTTACATCGATAAACCGGACCCCGGCTTCAATAGCCAGGGTTTGTCCGGTTGATGATATAAGTAAATATGAATTGCCCTTACTTGACGAGCCGAGTACTTTTAATTGCATGGCTTAAAATCCCGGTCCTCCAGCCGCTTTAATTACAATGTCGAATCCGTGTTCACGTGCGATATCGCGAATGGTTTTTTCGTCCGTTAGAACTTCAGGAGCCACACCAAAATCATTGATCAAAAGTTCTTTAACTTTTGGGAAGGATTCAGCGGTTATGGTATCAAGTGGCTTTGGAGTCTCCTTAGGTTTTACTTCTTCCTTTTTTTCTTCGGGAATCTTAATTTCCGTTTTATTTGCATTTGACTGTTTGTCCTTTTCCGGAGATTTTGAAACGTCTTCATAATCGATATCAACAATGTCCCTTACTTCATCTTCTGTTTTCATCCCCATAGAAAGTTCGGGTGCATAAGATGAAGTCCAGAATGAAGCTGTTCTGTACATCAGCATTTGTTTTGGAATAGTTGGCCACTTAGAGCCTTTCTTTGTGTACCAGCCTTCATTCAATGCCAGTTCAATCGATACAGGGGAACTCTCAAGTACTTCATTGGAACCCTTCGGAGAAGTAAAAGCAATACATTGAATGTTTCTTACAGGCCCGGCAAAATTCCTTTCTACCTGTTCAGTTTTTTTATACTTTTTTCCACCTTGTCCGACAACCCATTCCGAAATATACTCGGTGTATTTGTAGTTTTTTATTTCACCCAAATCTTCAAATTTGAATTGAAGTGAATTAAATCTTCCGCAAGTATTTACTGTGGCAATTAAAAACTTACTGCTCCAGGATGGCCTTCCATAGATAATAACAAGATTTTGCATTACCATGAGGATGTTCGCCTCAATACGGTTGGCAATATCAATAGCAATAATGCAATTTGAAACTGCTTTTTCCATCGGGTTGTTTTCGGATACCTTGTACATATCAGGTACCAGCTCGCTGTTGGCAAACATTTTAGCCACCCTTTGCATTGTGTCAAACTGTTCAGGATTAAAAAAACTGAATTGCTGAATGCTGCTAATTGTTGCCGGAGTGTTGTTTTGATTTGTCATGTGATTTGATTTTAAAGTGATTATGCGATTTTTAATTTTTTGTATTCTTCGGATACATAAAGTTCGATTCGTTGAGAGTTGGTGTGTTGAATTGATGTTATGCTTTCGCTATTGTCAATCCAGATTGGTGCTGATTGTTCGTAGTAAGCAGTAAGGACATTGATAATTTCGATCCCGGCATTGATACGGGCTGCATTGTTTACATCGTTCCAGGGCACACCGTTTACCAATGTATCACAGCACTCAATTAATCCACCGTTCAATTGAGTGTCGAAAAGCCTGAATCTTACTCCAGCGAACATGCTGTTGATTTTTCCTTCCAAGGCATCAACTTTCGCCCTGGTGAATTCCTCTATGATAAATTCTGTTTGTTCCAGATCGGCCAGTTCATTCGAATAACTTTTCTCCTGTGCCAGTAGTTCTGATTTGCGCTGTTCGCCTTTTTCAATTTGTGATTTCAGTGTCAAATCATTTTTCAGCAAATCCAGGCTTTTATTCAGTTCCGCTTTCTTTTGGTTAAATACTGAATTATCAATAACAGGCGCAATTACTTCCGGATGGGCTTCATTATCCTCCAGCTTCTTTTTCATGTTCTGATATTCGATATTTCCCGAGAGGATTGATTGAACGCTTTCAAGGTGTTTCTCATTCCATTCACTTATAACTTCCTGATGAAGTTTCACCTGTGACTCATAGTCAACAGCGCGCAATATTTTTATTTTCCCTGCTAATCCTTCCACCATTGGATTGATGGCAAGACCTTGTTTCCTGATTTCTTCCAGTCGTTTTGATTTCGCATTGTTGAAATTAAGCAGCATGTCAGCCTGTTTGTTGTGAATGGTGGCTTCAGGAAGTTCCTGTTTACAAGTAGGGCAAATAGTTGAATTTACATCAATACCGGGGAATACTTTTTTATTCTCTTCAATCCAACTATCGCGAAGTTGCTGTTGTTCTTTTTCGTATTCCTTAATCCTGGAATCAAGGCGCTTAATTT